GGCGGCCGCTGCCGTGACCGGCTGGAAGAAGAACGACGTGCCGTACAGATACTGGTTGCCGCTGACCGCCGTGGTGCCCGTGATGGCGACATCTCCGGCGGCTGTTACCTTGCCGGTGACGCCCAGGGTGCCGCCGATGGTGGCGTTACCCGTGACGCCCAGCGTGCTGCCGAAGCTAGCCGCGCCGGTCACGGTCAAGGTGTTGTTGACCGTCGTTGCGCCCGCCACCGTGAGGCTGCCAGCCATGCTGACCGCACCGGTGAAACTCGGCGCAGCGAGCGGCGCCTTGAGCGCCAGCGCGTTCGCCATGGTGGTGGAGAAATTGGCGTCGTTGCCCAGTGCCGTGGCCAGCTCGTTGAGCGTGTCCAGGGCAGCGCCGGCGCCGTTGACCAAGTTGCTGATCGCCGTGGAGACGAAAGCAGTCGAAGCGGCCAGCGTGGTGTTGTTCCCCACCGCCTGGGTGGGCACGTTGAGCGAGCCGGTGACCTTGGCGTCAGCGAACGTGGCCAGGCCGGCGACGGCCAGGGTACTGGCCAGGCTGACTGCGCCCTTGAGGGTCGTCAGGCCCGCGACCGTCAGCGTGCCGGCCATGTTGACGCTGCCGGTGAACGATGGCGCCTCCAGTGGCGCGCGCGTGGTGTCGGTCGGGTGGACGTGATCCTCGCGCGCAAATCGCTTGCTGGCGCCGACCTTGCTGGTGCCATCCATGAGCGGCTGCGCGATGCCGCCGAAGTTGCTATCGACCGTCGAGATCAGCACGTAATTGGGGTGCGGATTGGTCGCGGCCTCGTGCGCCGCGAGCATGGCGAGCACCAGGGCCGAATCAGGATCCACCGAGACGTTCAGGCTGCTGGAAGGCAGCTGGTCGAAACTGATGTCGTTGACCAAGACGAAGGCCACGCCGCTGGTCTTGCTACCCAGGGGGCCGGTGGTACGGCTCCAGATGGCGAAGAGCACGTTGCCGGCCCAGAACGCCACCTCGTTGATGGTGCCGGTGCTGGTGTCCGCCGGCCAGACGCTGGTCATGCGGATCTGGTTGTTGGTCACGCGGGCGCTGGAGCCGACTTTGACCCGCTTGATCTCATTGACCAGCGCGGTCTCTTTGCCGGATGGCGAGTAGGCGCCAGTGCCGAACGATACGGCATCGAGCGTCAGCGCCAGGCCGTTGTTGCTGGCCGCCAGCGCGGCGGCTTTGCCTGCGTCGGTGATGGTCGGAATGAACACGACCGATTGCGGGGTGGATGTAGCCATGCGGTCCTCGTGGGCGCCAAAAAGGGCAGGCGCGGCCGAGGAGGCCACGCCTATGCTGCGCCTATTCTGTGAGGGCCGTTACACCCCTCCGGGCGGGTCTTTCCGAAGGGGCGGGCGGGGTCAGTAGGTGACCTTGAGGGCGCCGGTTTTGCCAAACCAGACGGTGCAGTCCACATCGCGCGAAGGGCTCACGGTGATGGTGAGTCGCAGGCGGACCAGGGACAGGCCGGTCGCGGTGAGGAAGACCAGCAGCGGAGTTTCGAAGGGCAGGGGACCCAGGTTCTCGCTCGGGTAGGGCAGGCTGGAATCGGACTCATCGCCGTCGAGCTTCTGGGAGTAACCGGGCACCAACATGAGGTTGAGGCCGATAGCCGAGAGACCCACGCCCTGGCTGATCACGAGGCCAGATGCCTTGAGCTTGTCATTGTTGGCCAGGCTGGCCAGCGGCACGTCCACGTAGGCGCTGACCTCGGCGGGACTGCTGGTGGCGATCCCCTTGATGCGCAGCTTCTGGTAGCCGACGCCGTCGAGGGTTTCCTTGGACCAGGTGGTGGTCAGGCCGCTGATGCTGCCGTTGGTGAGCTCTGCGATCCAGCCGTCCGCCAGCACTGAGCCTGCGACTGGCGCGCAGCTGGAATAGATCGAGCCGCCGGTGCCCGCCACCAGAGGATTGGGAGTGAGCGAGCCTTTGGGGTTGGAGGTGGCGTTGAACACCACGTTGGACTCGGCGAGATCCGGCAGACCCCGGCACCAGGCCGCGACGATCTTGCCCACCACGCGGCCGGCGACCATTCCGCCGATCTTGCTGGGATGGATCCAGTCACGCACGACGCTGGCCAGGGGGTAGTAGTTGGTCCCGCTGGCGGGATCGACCCAGTAGTCCCAGACGTTGGCCACCGCACACATCTGGCTCATGACCGTCTCGATCCAGACGTGCATCGCGTAGTGGTCGGCCTTCTGTGCGGTGGTGAGCTCGTAGCTGCTGGAGCCATTCCCGCGCGGCGTCTCGCTGATCAAGATCACGTCGATGCCGGCGATCTGGAAGTTGCGCACGATCTCGCGCAGGTTGCGCTGGCTGGTGCCCAGGTCGATACCGGCGGGGCGGTCGTTGGTCGAGCCCCAGACCACCACCAGGTTGACGCCAGCCGCCTTGAGCGGGGCGATGTAGGCAGCCTGGCGGACGAGCATCTGGGCGGTAGTGTCGCCGGCGACACCGCCGTTATAGGCCACCGGTGCGGAGCAGGCGCCGTTGCTGAACTTCTGCACCCAGCCCATGAGGCCCCAGGTCTTGAGGTAGTCGTTGGCGCCGGAGCCCGACCAGGAGAGGAAAATCCGGCTATCGCCGAAGCCGCCGATGGCGCGGTTACGCGGCGTAGCGCGGACAAAGCCCAGTCGGTTGAGGGCTGCGGTAAGTTCGAGGGTGTCGGCCATGAGGTCGCTCTAAGCAGGGGGTCAAGACGAGGCGACGACGCGCTGACCACCCGACACAATTACTGCCCCACCCAGCGCCAGGGCACCGTCAGGGAGTTTGTCGTCGATCAGCTCGCCGGCGACATAGCACAGCGTGATGGGGAAGAACGTCGGCGCGGCGACGTAGGTACTACGAAAGGCACGGGTTACCCGGACTTCAAGCACGATTCGGGCGGCCACGGTGGAGAGCAGGGCGCGCAGCACGCGCTCGGGGACCTCGCTGGTGGCCACGTCCACCCGCACGCGCGAGGTCATGTAGAAGGCCTCGATGGCTTCGCCATCCAGGGCGATCTCGGCCAAGCTCTTGCAGCCCTCGGGATAGGCGGCGGACTTCTTCTGCCACAGCTGGCTGACGTCCCAGACCGACCCGAACAGGATCTGGAGGTACTTCTTGAGGAAGTGCATGCCCCGCTTGGGGTTGCGATGGCGCCACGCCTTGTAGAGGTAGCGCATCCCGTCGTCGTCGGTGAGGTTGAGCACCGACAGGCCATCGCCCGTGAGCGCGCGCTGGATGAGCGATAGCGGACCCAGGTGCGGGGCGCCGTAGACGTTGATCTCGTCGTCCAGCTCGGCCAGGTTCTCCAGATACAGCTGGTTGAACAGCTGCACCAGCTGCTCCTCGGTGTCGCCAACTTGCAGCGTCTGGAGCAGCGGATTCATGGGGTTCATTCGCTGGGCGGCTCCACGTTGACGGTGAGGCTCGCCTCACTGACGTAGCGGTAGCTCTCCGGCAGGATGGTGCCGGCGTCGGAGACCACCACCTGGATGTCGGCTGTCTCCGCCTGGCAAGCGGCGATATTGTCGTAGAGCAGCTTGGTGATCGTCTTGTAGAGGATCCGGCCACGGCCGCGCTTGGCCCAGGCCGATTCGCGGCCGTACTTGGCCAGGATCAGGTCGCGCGCGGCCGCCCGGACGGTGTCCTCGTCGTAGACGGTGGGCACCTGGAGCATCACCGTGACCGGAATGGCTGTCTCGGCCACCGGCACGAAAGCCACGTTGTAGGAATCGTCCGCGCGGGCGATCACTCGCTTGATGTCGGCCTGGAGGGTGGCCACGTCCTCGCCGTCCATGAGCGCGGCGACGAACAGCTTGTTGATGTTCTCGACGTTGGAGCCGCGCACCGCTTCTTCGACCCGCTCGTTCCAGACCGACAGGAAGCGAAACGCCGGCAGGTTGCGGCGCAGCAGGAAATCGAACTCGCCCAGGTAGACCGCCGATTCGTCGTACAGCGACGGATAGCTGATCACCTCTCGCATGGTGGCGATGTCCATCGGCGCGGAGCCGGCGGAGACCACCGCCGTGAGCACGATGGTCGCGCCCGATTCAGCCTTGGTCGGG